TTTTGGGTGGTTGAAATCGGTGAGCTTGCCGGTATGAAAAAAGCCGACATTGAAAAAGTGAAAGCATTCCTCTCAACATCAGATGATAAATATAGACCCTCCTACGGAAGAGTTGTGGAAAGCCATCCTAGACAATGCATCGTCATTGCAACAGTAAATGGAGAGCGTGGATACTTACGCGACATCACAGGGAACCGCCGATTCTGGATCATCAAGGTGCATCAGAAAAAGCAGAAGAAGACCTGGAGTTTCACTGAAGAATACAGGCAGCAGTTTTGGGCCGAAGCAAAACAAATATGGAACTCTGGTGAAAAACTGTATCTCGAGGGTGATGTGTTAGAAGAGGCCGAAAAGGCGCAAAAGGGTGCTATGGAGGCTGATGAGCGTGTTGGTATGGTAGAAGAATACCTGAATACCCTACTTCCAGATGACTGGGATAGTATGGACTTATTTGCCCGTAGAAATTACCTATGCGGTAGCGAATTTGGTGGGGCCAAGCATACAGGAACTATTACAAGAACCGCTGTAAGCAATGCAGAAATATGGTGTGAGTGCTTCAATCGTAATCTACCAGAATTAAAGACCACCGATAGTTATCAGATCGCAGCACTTATGGCTCAGATTCCGGGGTGGGAACGAACCAGCAGTATTAAGCGTTTGCCGATTTATGGCAGGCAGCGACTTTACAATTACGGTGAATAGGAAACACAACACAACACAAGTTTTTCCCTTATATTAAAAATGCTTTTTCTTAAAAGTAGATAGTAAATCCCTGTGCACGTACACGCGCGTTAGTAAATATAGGGAAACGCTTGTGATTTTGTGTCACTTGTGTCAGATGGGAGGTAGAAATGACTGAAAAATATATAGAGCAAAAACTGGTAAAAGCAGTGAAAGAGAGGGGAGGCATCGCACCAAAGTTTGTAAGCCCGGGGTTAGATGGTGTGCCAGATCGAATTGTACTTTTACCTATGGGAAGAATCGCCTTTGTTGAATTAAAGGCTCCAGGCAATAAGATGCGTCCACTGCAAGTAAGGCGAAAAAGACAACTGGAAGCGTTAGGATTTTTGGTTTACTGCATTGATGGTGTAGAGCAGATAGATGAAGTGCTAAAAGAGATGGGAGGTGATGCCAAGTGAAGTTCATACCACATGAATATCAGCAGTTTGCAATAGATTTTATAACCAGCAAGCCAATAGCTGCAATATTTCTTGATATGGGCTTAGGTTAGGAAAAACATCTATTACCCTTACAGCATTGTTTGACCTATGCCTTGATCGATTTGAAATAAGAAAAGTATTGATCATAGCTCCACTAAGAGTTGCATCCCAAACATGGCCAGCAGAAATAAAAAAGTGGGATCACCTTAAAGGCTTAGCTTACTCAGTGGCAGTTGGAACTGAAAAAGAGAGAAAAGATGCCCTTATGAAAAGAGCCACACTTTATATCATCAACCGTGAAAATGTCGACTGGCTTGTAAATAAAAGCGGTATACCCTTTGACTTCGATATGGTTGTTGTTGATGAGTTATCTTCTTTTAAGTCCTATAGTGCAAAGCGCTTTAAAAGCCTTCTGAAAGTAAGGCCAACTGTGAAAAGAATTGTAGGTCTGACTGGTACCCCTTCAAGTAACGGACTTATGGATCTTTGGGCACAGTTTCGTGTTCTTGATTTGGGACAAAGGCTTGGGAGGTACATAACCCATTACCGAAGTGCTTACTTTGTGCCCGATAAGCGAAATGCGGAGATTATATTTTCGTATAAACCACTGCAGGGTGCTGAAGAAAAGATCTATAGCCAAATATCAGATATTACAATTTCCATGAAGTCTTCTGATTATCTCAAAATGCCAGAATGCATCATAAACGAAGTGCCTATTTATCTGAGCGAGAAGGAATGGAGCATTTATTCCAAATTTAGAGATGAGATGGTAGCAAGTTTAGGTGAAGAAGATATTGATGCAGCAAATGCAGCAGTACTTTCAGGCAAACTCCTACAGATGGCCAACGGTGCAGTCTATGATGAGAATAACAAGGCGCACTCTATCCATGATAGAAAACTGGATGCCTTGGAGGACCTGATCGAAGGGGCAAACGGGAAACCAGTGCTTGTAGCCTATTGGTTCAAGCATGATCTGGATCGTATCCAGAAGAGATTTACTGTAAGGCAGCTAAAGTCATCAAAAGATATTGAGGATTGGAATAAAGGTGAAATTCCTGTAGCAGTTATCCATCCGGCGAGTGCAGGACATGGACTTAACCTTCAAAGCGGTGGTTCCACCCTTATATGGTTTGGACTTACTTGGTCATTGGAGCTGTATCAGCAAACCAATGCCCGTCTTTATAGGCAAGGCCAAAATGAGACGGTTGTGATCCACCACATCATAAGTAAGGGCACCATAGATGAAGATGTGATGACGGCACTTACAAGAAAAGAAAAATCACAGGCATCTTTGATTGATGCTGTAAAAGCTAAATTGGAGGTGAAGCGATGATTGATCCGTACGAGCAACTTGCCAATGCCATAGTATTACAAGCCGTCAAGGACTATAGAGATGCACTAAAGAAGCTGATGAAACGTCCACGCTATGAACCTGCGAAATATACAAAAGCTGAGGTGGAGAGGTTCTTCCACTCTGATTGGTATAGAGAACTTACCTTTGTTGATGGAGACTACGTGCTTAAAAAAATACGATCGGAGGTAAGAGAAACATGAAAGTAAAAGAGTATTTACACCAGGCGTATAGGCTTGATAAAAGAATCCAATCTCACATTGAAGAGATGGAGTGTCTAAAAGAAATGGCCACCAGCGTATCATCACCAAGGTGGGATGAGAAGGTCCAGACTTCAAGAAATTCTGAGGGCAATTTTGTTAGGTGTTTAGAACGGATCATGGATTTGGAAAGAAGAATAAATGCGGAAATCGATAACCTTGTAGCGCTCAAAGAACAGATACGATGTGTTATTAACCAGGTTTTAGACACGGATGAGCGCATGGTACTTCGCTATCGATACGTCCACAACCTAACCTGGGAACAAATCGGGGATGAACTTAATGCTGATAGAACAACGGTGTACAGGTGGCATAATGCGGCCATTAACCATGTAACTCTTCCTGAGGATCCCATCAAAGTATAGTTCGCACATCTTGCAACACTTTGCAACAAGATACCACTATTGCATTTGTGTTATTGTATAATTAGGAAAATAGAAAGAATCACGAGCCTTCATGGGGACAACCCACGAGGGCTTTTCTTATGCCCAAAGGAGGTGAACCCATGCCATACAAACCTAAGCGTCCTTGTGCTTACCCAGGCTGCGGTCGGCTTGCAGACAGCGAGCAATACTGCGCTGAGCACAAGAAGGTGGTAGCAAAACGATACAACCAGTACCAACGAGACCCTGCCTCCAACAAACGCTACGGTAGGTCTTGGAAGCGTATCAGAGACCGCTACATCAAAGCCCATCCTCTTTGTGAGGAGTGTGATAAGAACGGACGAATTGTAGCTGCTGAAGAAGTCCACCACATCCTTCCTCTCTCTAAAGGCGGCGGCAATGAAACCAGTAACCTGATGGCTCTTTGTAAGTCATGTCACTCAAAGATTACTGCTGAGAGTGGCGATCGATGGGGGAGGTAAAATCCCTACAACTTTTTAATTCGGACAGCGGGCTGGGGTGTCGTGTTAAAAAACGCAGATTCAAACGGGGGTATAGCCCCCACTTTGTGAAGGAGGTGTGATCATTGGCAAAAGACGGTACGAACAGAGGTGGTGCTCGGGTTGGTGCAGGGGCGAAAAAGAAACCTCTGGCTGACAAAATAGCCGAAGGAAATCTCGGTGGCAGGAAACTGACGGTGATGGAATTTCAAGATGCAGCAGATCTCAAAGGTCTTGAAATGCCTGAACCTAACAAGATGCTCGAAGCTGTCCAGAAGGATGGTAAGACACTCGTCGCAAGCGAGATCTATAAATCTGCTTGGACTTGGCTGAATGATCGCGGCTGTGCAGTACTTGTAGCGCCGCAGCTTTTGGAGCGGTATGCCATGAGCGTGGCCAGGTGGATTCAGTGTGAAGAAGCAGTCACTGAATACGGCTTTCTGGCAAAGCATCCCACTACAGGCAATGCAATTCAGAGCCCCTACGTGGCGATGGGTCAAAACTACATGAACCAAACAAACCGCCTATGGATGGAGATTTTTCAGATCGTAAAGGAAAACTGCACCGGCGAGTACAGCGGTGTGAATCCGCAAGATGATGTTATGGAGCGGCTCTTAACCGCCCGGAAAGGAAAATGATATGGTAAAATACAAAACTTCTGAAAGTGTCTGCAAGGGTCACCCGGATAAACTCTGCGACCTGATTGCAGACAGCATTCTTGATGCGTGTCTTCGCAAAGATAAATCTTCCCGCGTGGCCTGCGAGGTCATGGCGACAAAAGGCAAAATTATCGTAGCGGGCGAAATCACCTGCTCGAAAAAAGTAGACATCCGTTGGGTGGTCCGCAGAGTTCTTGAGGAGGTCGGCTACAATCCGTGGAAATTCATTGTGTTTGTATTCGTCCACCAGCAAAGCAAGGATATCGCTGGTGGTGTGGATCAGGCGCTGGAATCCCGCACCGGAGATACCTCTTGGTATTCCATGCTCGGTGCTGGCGACCAAGGCACTGTGTATGGTTACGCCACAGATGAGACGCTAGAAAAACTTCCGATCCCTCTCGTATTTGCACATAGCATTTGTCAAAAGCTCGATAGCACCATGAAAAACGGCATCATCAAGGGCATCGGTCCTGATGGAAAAGCCCAGGTCACTGTCGAGTATGAAGATGATAAGCCCAAGCGCATCAAAACGATTATTGTTTCTGTACAGCACCGTGCTGTCAAGGATTTGGAGGTTCTCCGCAGTGAGATCATCTCCCAAGTGCTGTGGCCAGTGTTCGAGAAGTTCCCGTTTGATGATGACACTGAAATCCTCATCAATCCCTCCGGACGTTTTGTCGTGGGCGGACCTGCAGCTGACACCGGTTTGACTGGTCGAAAGATTATGGTCGATAGCTATGGCGGCCTTGCTGCTCATGGCGGTGGTGCGTTCTCCGGCAAGGACCCGACGAAGGTTGACCGCTCCGGTGCCTACATGGCAAGAGCCATCGCAAAGAACATCGTCCGGTGTGGTTATACCAAACGCTGTCAGGTGGCTATCTCCTATGCCATCGGTAAGGCTGACCCCGTTGCGGTTGAAATTGATACCTTTGGTACGGGTACGATCCCTGATGAGACTCTCCGCAAAGCGGTCCTCGAGGTTTTTAACCTGCGGCCAGCGGTGATCATCGAAACACTGAGCTTGCGAGATCCCATCTATGCAGATACAGCAACCTATGGCCATTTCAGCGGAGCGCTTTCTCGCTGGGAATGGCTGGACCGTTATAACGAACTACGAGAGGCGGTAAAAAAATATGCTGATTGAGAAAAAGAATACTGCCGAGCTCCTGCCTGCGGACTACAATCCCCGCAAGGACTTAAAGCCCGGCGATCCGGAATATGATAAGCTGAAACGCTCAATTGAACAGTTCGGATATGTCGAGCCGGTCATCTGGAATAAGGTGACCGGCTGTGTTGTAGGTGGGCACCAGCGTTTGAAGGTGCTCATCGATATGGGCATCACCGAGGTCGAGTGCGTGGTGGTCGAGATGGATGCCGAAAAGGAAAAGGCTCTCAACATCGCGCTGAATAAGATTTCCGGCGAATGGGATAAAGAAAAGCTGGCTCTGCTCATTGCTGATTTGCAGGGTGCAGACTTTGATGTGTCGCTCACAGGCTTTGACCCAGCCGAACTGGACGATCTGTTTAAGGATAGTATCAAAGACGGCATCCACGATGATGATTTTGATGTGGAGGCAGAGCTAAAGGAACCGCCGATCACCAAACTCGGCGACGTCTGGACCCTTGGTCGGCACCGGCTGGTCTGTGGTGATAGCACTAAGAAGGACACCTTTGATTTGCTGATGACCGGAGTCAAAGCCAATCTCGTTATCACCGACCCGCCTTACAACGTCAACTATGAAGGCAGCGCCGGGAAAATCAAGAACGACAATATGGGAAATGACGCTTTCTACCACTTTCTGTTCGATGCTTTTACAAACACCGAAGCGGTCATGGCGAATGACGCCAGCATCTATGTATTCCACGCCGACACCGAAGGGCTGAATTTCAGGAGAGCCTTTGTAGATGCTGGTTTTTATTTGTCCGGCTGCTGCATCTGGAAGAAGCAGTCGCTGGTTCTGGGACGCTCTCCATACCAATGGCAGCACGAACCTGTACTCTACGGGTGGAAGAAAACTGGAAAGCATCAGTGGTACACAGGCCGAAAGGAAACCACCATCTGGGAGTTTGATAAACCTAAGAAAAATGGCGACCATCCGACCATGAAGCCGGTTCCACTCTTAGCTTATCCGATTATGAACAGCAGCATGAGTAACACCCTGGTGCTCGATCCATTTGGTGGCAGTGGGTCAACTCTCATCGCTTGCGAACAGTCTGACCGCTCCTGCTATACCATAGAGCTCGACGAGAAGTTCTGCGACGTTATCGTTAAAAGGTACATTGAACAGGTTGGAACAACCGACAAGGTTAGCGTGCAGCGCGACGGTGTGCTCTACTCCTATGCAAACGTTAGCTCAGATGCCTAACCTCACCCAAGAACCGCCCAATATTCGGTACAGATTCTCCACATAAATCACATAAAACCGTTGCTATTTAATCGGTTTAGAGTGATGAATGTAATACCGAAAAAAGAAAGGCGGGTAAAAAAATGAAACTCAACTACAATGTTACAGGCAGTGAACGCAAGTCACTGGTCGGAGCAATCAGCGCAACACTGAATGTCCCGATCAAGTACCTCGGAGCACCAACCTTCGTCTACGAGATTGGCGGCTACCACATCGACAAGACCGGAACACTTACGGGTCCCGACAACCTCGACCTAGAGGATTCACTCCATCAAGTGGGTTTTGATGCTGACGGTGAAAGCCGCGAGTATGATGAACCCGACACCTACGAGAGCGGGCTTGGCAAAATGGGTGCACTTGAGGAGGTTCCGGATATTGACCAACACCACCCAGGACAGTATGCAAAACCCTGTGCACCCATTACCGACGCCATGCAAAAACAACTAGATGATGTTCTTGACTTTGAGGCCCTAAAGATGGACTGGCGTGAGGAATTGGGATTGGGTCGTACTCGACGTGAAAGCTTCCAAGGTGAAAACGGAATGCAGGAAAGTGATGTGCTGGAATCAGTTGAATCTGACAAACTGACCATCGAAATGCCGCTCGCGTTCATGACTGATGAAGGATTCGCCAATCTTGAAAAGCTGATTGCCAGCAAAGCTGAACTGATTAAAAAAGCCCTCGGCGTGGACGCCCTACCAGTCGAGAGAACAGAAACCACACTTAAATTTCCTTGGTTCAGGTTTCCTGCAGAAAGCAGCGAAGTGGTAGCCTACTCACGTTTCATCGGTGCGCTTTGTGCGACTGCCAAGCGCCAGAAGCGTGTGACTGCCAAGGAAAAGGAAGCGGACAATGAGAAGTATACATTTCGATGCTTCCTTTTGAGACTTGGATTTATCGGAGATGAATATAAACAGGTGCGTAAAATCCTCCTTAAGAACCTCTCGGGCAGCTCAGCTTTCAAATCTGGGCAGAAGAAGGACTTTTCACAGGATGATCTTAAAAAAGCAGAATTCGACCCCGATTTACATGCCGAAATCAAAGCGAATTTGGGAGGAACTGAAGATGAACAATAATTTTCCTTCAAAAGAAACCGTAGAGCGCATCCGCCGACAGTTTCCGACCGGTTGTCGTGTGGAGCTTCTTCGCATGAACGATGTGCAAGCACCACCTATTGGGACCAAAGGCACTGTAACCGGCGTGGACGACACTGGCTCTGTGATGATTAACTGGGACAACGGCAGCGGACTGAACGTGGTTTATGGTGAGGATTTGTGCCGGAGAATTGATAACTAATAACAACAATTGAGAACAGTGCCGGAAACGGCTCTGTATCTCGTACAGTTTGATTATCAAGGCTTGCTTTTGCAGGTCTATTTTTATGCCCTGCGGAAGGAGGCGACGGCGTATCAGAAAATTGAAGAAATACTCTCCAACCCGATTTAAAGCATCGGATTCAATCTATGACAAGACTCTGGCTGATTACGCCGTGTCCTTCATTGAAGCGCTATCCCACACCAAGGGTACCTGGGCTGGTAAGCCTTTTGAGCTGATTGACTGGCAGGAGCAGATTATTCGAGACATCTTTGGCACCATCAAGCCCAACGGTTACCGACAGTTCAACACAGCGTATGTTGAAATTCCGAAGAAGATGGGTAAATCAGAACTCGCCGCCGCTGTCGCCTTGCTACTGACCTGCGGTGACAATGAAGAACGCGCCGAGGTATACGGCTGCGCGGCCGACCGCAATCAGGCCTCCATCGTTTTTAATGTGGCGGCAGATATGGTGCGCATGTGCCCGGCACTATCCAAGCGTGTGAAAATCCTTGATTCACAGAAACGGCTCATATTTCTGCCAACCGGTAGCATCTACCAGGTCTTGTCTGCTGATGTGGGAAACAAGCATGGTTTCAATACCCACGGCGTTGTGTTTGATGAACTGCACACCCAGCCCAATCGAAAACTGTTTGATGTCATGACTAAGGGCAGTGGCGATGCCAGGATGCAGCCACTGTATTTTCTGATCACCACTGCCGGGGATAACCAAAACAGCATCTGCTGGGAAGTACACCAAAAAGCCCTGGATATCATCGACGGCAGAAAGAACGATCCCACCTTCTATCCGGTGATTTATGGTGCAGCTTCCGAGGATGACTGGTCTGATCCGAAGGTGTGGAAAAAGGCAAATCCGTCACTTGGCATCACCGTCAGCCTAGACAAAGTCAAAGCAGCGTTTGAATCGGCTAGGCAAAACCCCGCCGAGGAGAATAGCTTCAGACAACTTCGACTGAACCAGTGGGTTAAGCAGGCAGTTCGCTGGATGCCTATGGACAGGTGGGATCAATGCGCTTTCCCCGTGAACGAAGCTGCTCTCGAAGGGCGCGTCTGCTACGGCGGGCTTGACCTTTCCAGCAGTACGGATATAACAGCGTTCGTGCTTGTTTTTCCGCCGCTTGATGAGGAGGACAAATACAGTGTGCTCCCGTTCTTCTGGATACCGGAGGACAACATTGATCTTCGGGTCCGGCGCGATCATGTGAATTATGACGTTTGGCAGAAACAAGCTTTTTTGTTAACTACCGAAGGGAATGTGGTGCATTACGGCTTCATTGAAGCGTTCATTGAACAGCTGGGCACGAAGTACAACATCCGCGAGATTGCCTTCGACCGCTGGGGCGCGGTCCAGATGACACAGAATTTGGAAAACCTCGGCTTTTCGGTCATCCCGTTTGGGCAGGGCTTCAAGGATATGTCTCCGCCGACAAAAGAGCTAATGAAACTTACGTTTGAAGAGAAAATCGCGCACGGCGGCCATCCGGTCCTTCGGTGGATGATGGATAACATTTTTATTCGAACCGATCCTGCCGGAAACATCAAGGCTGACAAGGAAAAGTCTACAGAAAAGATCGACGGTGCGGTTGCGACGATCATGGCGCTTGACCGAGCGATTCGATGTGGAAATAGTTCTGTAGCTTCGGTTTACGATGAACGTGGCCTGCTTGTTTTTTAGTAAAATAGTCGATTAGTGCATACAAATACTAATGAGTGTGTTAGTATGTACTCATCGGAGGTGCGCAACATGAGTAAAAACATAACCGTTACAGTTGATAATGACATATATGAAAAGTTCTGTATCGCTTTGTCTCTAACAAAAGACGAGCAAAACCAGGCTATTGAGCATTGCATGAAGTGGTATATAACTAAAAGCTTTGAAAAGGCATCTCAGGTCTACAGCACTAAATATAAGTCAAAGTCTGACGAAACTATTACAGCTGATTTGCATGGTAAAGCTAATCAGAGAATCCCTTCTTGGGCATTAAAAACAAACCAGTACAACCATAAGATTATCCGCGCCTTTTTTATAGCCGAGCAAGTTACGGGTAGGGTTACGATTACTGATTTGGAACTCCTTTGCAGCGACAAATCAGTTCCAGATTTGTATGTACCGACTTTTCGAAGTAATTACGCACAGATGAAGCTTGATGCCCCGAAGAGCCACGGCAAGGTATTTGAGGATGATGGCGAGACTGTGACAATTTGGAGTGAAGTCAGGGATACGCTGATGCAGTATAAAGAATTTTTCTGCAAAGGTGGTAATAAAAAATGACATATTCAATTTTGATAATAGCCAGTTTCTTTGCCGCCCTTATTTCAGGCGCTGCTGGCTTTGGCGGGGCATTGTTACTGCTTCCTATTGTTACAGTAAGCGTAGGTGCAGAGGTAGCCATCCCTGTATTGACAATTGCACAGCTGTTAGGAAACCTATCCAGAATGGCATTTGGATTTAAAGAAATACAGTGGAAATCGGTAGGCCTATTTTGTATCGGTGCCGTTCCATTATCAGCTCTCGGTGCTTTCGGCTTTTCTATTCTGTCTAAAGATATAGTGACTCGTGGCATCGGTGCTGCATTAATCTTGATGGTTTTATTTAAGATGATTAGAAAGAATGAGTTCAAAGGCGATACAAAGACACTAGTTATTGGAGGGTGTGTTGTTGGCTTATTATCTGGTCTTGCAGGAAGTGCAGGACCCCTAGGCGCTGCAGTTTTTCTCTCGCTTGGATTGCCACCTGTAGCATATGTTGCAAGTGAAGCGTCAACAGCAACGGCAATGCATATTGTAAAGACTATTGTTTATGGAAAACTTGTGAATATTGATTTAGCTGCCGTTATGACTGGGCTGTCGATGGGTGTGGCAATGATTGCTGGAACATTTGTTGCCAATAGGTTGATTAAAAAAATGAGCAAAGACAAATTTCAAAAGTATATTGCCGCTCTGCTCTGTGTAGTTGGCTTGTATATGCTGATTGTGGGGGCTTGAGTATGAATCTGAAGGAACGTGCCAAACAGCTAAAGATAGATATTCCAGCCGTTTTCTTAGCTCTCAAAAAGAAAGAAACACCCTTGTTGGCAAAAATCATCGCAGGTATTACTGTCGGCTATGCTCTGTCTCCTATTGACCTAGTGCCTGATTTTATTCCTGTGCTTGGATATTTAGATGATTTGATCATCTTACCTGCTTTAGTTGCATTAACAATCAAGTTAATTCCTACAGAGGTGTTCGCACAATGCAGAATTGAATCAGATGCAATTTGGCAGAATGGAAAGCCTAAGAAATGGTATTACGCCATCCCCATTGTCTTGATATGGCTGTTATTGGTGTTCATCATCATCAAGACATTTAGAAAATAGTAACAACTACATTCTAATTTTAAGGGCAATCGAAAGGTTGTCCTTTTTTCGTGCGCATTTTTAAGGAGGGTGATGTCTATGGGAATACTACAAGGAATATTTAAGGCGCGAGACAAGCCTAAAGATGCCCTCGGTGGCAGCCGCTACAGCTTCTTTTTCGGAAGCACCAGCGCGGGAAAACCGGTTAATGAGCAGACGGCCATGCAAATGACAGCAGTGTACAGTTGCGTGAGGATATTATCTGAAACACTGGCGGGGCTTCCGCTCCATATCTATCAATACAACGATTCCGGCGGCAAGGAAAAACACCTAAAACACCCACTGTACAAACTGCTTCATGACGAGCCGAATCCTGAGATGACTTCCTTTGCGTTTAGAGAAACGCTGATGAGTCATCTTTTGTTATGGGGGAACGCCTACGCGCAGATCATACGAAACGCCCGTGGCGAGGTTGTTGCACTTTATCCGCTGATGCCAAACAAAATGACGGTCGACCGAGATTCAAACGGTCGGCTTTTCTATTTGTACCAGCGCAATAATGAGGACACTCTCACTCTTGGCAAAGACAGTCAAGTCTACCTGGCTCCTTCCGATGTCCTGCATATTCCTGGCCTCGGCTTTGACGGTTTAGTCGGTTACTCTCCCATCGCAATGGCGAAGAATGCTGTGGGACTGGCCATTGCCACAGAGGAATACGGTGCGAAGTTCTTCGCTAACGGAGCAGCTCCGGGTGGCGTGCTGGAACACCCCGGCACCATCAAGGACCCAAAGAAGATTAAAGAGTCTTGGAATGCAGCCTATCAAGGTAGCGGAAACTCACACCGGGTGGCCGTTCTTGAGGAGGGCATGAAGTATCAGCCCATCGGGATCTCGCCGGAGCAAGCACAGTTTTTGGAGACGAGAAAATTCCAAATCAATGAGATCGCCCGTATTTTCAGGGTACCGCCTCACATGCTGGCTGACCTTGAGAAATCCTCCTTCTCCAACATTGAACAGCAATCTCTTGAGTTCGTGAAATACACTCTCGATCCTTGGGTAGTGCGTTGGGAACAGTCCATGTGCCGCGCCCTACTCATGGAGAGCGAAAAGTCGAAGCTGTTCATCAAGTTTAATGTGGATGGGCTACTTAGAGGCGACTATGTGAGCCGAATGAGCGGTTACGCCACAGCACGTCAGAACGGCTGGATGAGCGCCAACGATATCCGTGAGCTTGAAAACCTGGACCGCATCCCGGCAGAGCTCGGTGGAGACATTTACCTGATCAACGGAGCAATGACCAAACTGCAGGACGCGGGTGCGTTCGCAAATATAAAAGAAACGGAGGAAACCAAATGAAGAAATTCTGGAACTGGGCACGGGATGATAATTCCGGTGTCCGAACACTCTATCTTGATGGCGTTATTGCCGAAGAGTCATGGTTTGACGATGATGTCACCCCTAAGGCATTTAAATCAGAACTTACTGCCGGTGAGGGTGACCTTGTTATTTGGCTCAACTCTCCCGGCGGAGATTGTATTGCGGCAAGTCAGATCTACACCATGCTTATGGATTACAAAGGCAAGGTTACCGTGAAGATCGACGGCATTGCAGCATCTGCTGCATCCGTAATTGCTATGGCTGGAACGAACGTACTGATGGCACCGACTGCCCTCATGATGGTGCATAACCCGCTGACTGTTGCCATTGGTGACAGTGAGGAAATGCAAAAGGCCATCTCCATGCTCTCGGAGGTTAAGGAAAGTATCATTAACGCCTACGAGATCAAAACAGGACAGTCACGGGCAAAGCTATCCCACCTGATGGATGCGGAAACATGGCTCAATGCTAAGAAGGCTATCTAGCTTGGATTTGCTGATGGCATCTTGGAGGATGAAAAGAAAAGAAATCAGACTGAAGATTTCACTTATGCCTTTAGTCGCAGAGCTGTTACCAACTCTCTGCTGGACAAGGTAAAGCCCAAGTTGCCTAAACAACAAACGGGTACACCGATTGAGTCGCTGGAGAAGCGGCTCTCTTTAATTCAACACTAAATTTGAGGAGGAAAATATTATGAACAAAATTCTTGAACTGCGTGAGAAACGCGCAAAGGCATGGGAAACAGCTAAGGCTTTTCTCGATACCAAACGTGGTGCGGATGGCATCGTTTCAGCTGAGGATACCGCCGTTTACGACAAGATGGAAGCGGATGTGGTCGCCCTTGGCAACGAAATTGATCGCCTCGAAAAACAGGAAGCTCTTGACCGCGAGCTTTCAAAGCCACTAAACACACCACTTACCGGTAGACCTAATATTCTAAGTATGGAGCCCAAAGGCGGTAGAGCTTCCGACGATTATAGAAAAGCGTTCTGGAATGCCATGCGTACACGTTCTGGTGAAGGACTCGATCCGGTTATCAGAAATGCCCTTCAGATTGGAACCGACACTGAAGGCGGCTACCTTGTACCAGATGAATTCGAGCGTACTCTTATTGAAGCTCTGGATGAAGAGAATATCTTCAGAAAGCTAGCCAAAGTGATTACCACTTCTTCAGGTGACCGCAAAATTCCAGTGGTAGCCTCAAAGGGCACAGCTTCTTGGATCGACGAGGAAGGTGCGATTCCTGAAAGCGATGACAGCTTTGGTCAGGTATCCATCGGAGCCTATAAGCTTGGAACCATGATCAAGGTTTCTGAGGAGCTGCTTAACGACAGCGTATTCAACCTTGAAAATTACATTGCTAAAGAGTTCGCCAGACGTATCGGGAACAAGGAAGAGGATGCCTTCTTCACCGGCGACGGCTCTGGAAAGCCAACGGGTCTCCTTGCAGCTACTGGTGGTGCACAGCTTGGTGTAACTGCTGCAAGTGCGACGGCCATCACCATCGACGAGGTGCTTGATCTGTTTTACTCCCTTAAGGCACCGTACAGAAATAAAGCAGTGTTCGTCATGAATGATGCCACTGTTAAGGCAATCCGCAAGCTGAAGGACGGTCAGGGACAATACATCTGGCAGCCTTCGCTGCAGACCGGTACGCCTGACACCATCCTGAACAGACCTGTTTACACCTCAGCTTATGTCCCTAACATCTCTGCATCCGCTAAGTCCATCATCTTCGGTGATTTCGGTTATTACTGGGTAGCGGATCGTCAAGGTAGAGTATTCAAGAGACTTAATGAGCTTTATGCAGCCACTGGTCAGGTAGGCTTTGTCGCAACTCAGCGTGTTGATGGAAAACTGATTCTGCCGGAGGCTATCAAGGTGCTCCAGCAGAAAGCATAACGGAGGTGCACTATGAGCTATAACGCAAAGAACTACACCGAGCAAGGCGGTGAAAAAACCGTCATCGGGGGTACGCTTGAAATCAAGGATGGGGCGGTCGTTACTGGCCTCCCCGTTCTCGATAATCAAGCTGCAAGTACTGCTGCCACAGTAGAAGATTTGGTGACGGATTTTAATGCTTTCCTCACCAAACTTAAGACTGCAGGGTTAATGATATCAGACTAATGAAAGGATGGTGGCGGTATGACACTGCTGGAAAAAGTAAAAGCAAATCTTATTCTTGATCACTCGGCTGATGATGAACTCCTTGAGATGTACATCACCGCCGCCACGAGGTATGCAGAAAGTTATCAGCATCTTCCTGAAAACCACTACGTGGAAGCAGTTATGCCAGCCACCACACAGCAAGCCATCATTATGCTGTCGTCCCACTTTTATGAATCCAGGGACGGCAGCACCGGTGGTTTCTTTTCAGATAATGTTCAGGCTGGGCAGCAAGTATGGAACACAGTCAATCTCCTGCTGAGACTTGATCGGGATTGGAAGGTGTAGTTATGAGCTTTGGAAAAATGAATACCTTTATTGACATCATTGAGAGCGTCACCATAAAAGATCCTGAAGGGTTTAAAACTGAAGTTGATAACATTGTAGCTTCTGTCAGGGCTTATCGCGAAGGTCGGCATGGTAATGAGAAATGGGCTAATAGGGCATCCTTTTCAGAAGCAACAAACCTTTTTCGCTTTCGCTGCATCCCTGGTACAACCATAACAACGTCTATGGTGATCATCCATAGTCATAAGAGATTTGATATCACATCCGTTGAGGATGTTAAAGGACGCGGAATGTACATTGAAGTACTGGCTAAGGAGGTGGTTCCAAGTGGCTAAAGGAACCATGAAGATGCCTGATGAGTTTTTAATGAAGCTTACAAAGCTTGGTGATAAGACCGATGAGATTGTCTCGAAAGTTTTAGTAGCTGGCGGCGAGGTTGTTCTTGATAAAGTAAAAGCCAACCTCAAGGGTGTTATTGGGAACGAAACCAAAGAAAAAAGCCGTTCTACCGGTGAGCTGATTTCTTCACTGGGCCTCTCACCTACAAAGCTTGATAAGAACGGAAATTTCAATATAAAGGTCGGTTTCAATGAACCCCGAAATGATGGTGATGCCAATGCTAAGATTGCAAATATCCTTGAATACGGGAAATCAGGTCAGCCTCCTAAGCCCTTCTTAAAGCCTGCAAAGTCCGCATCACGGAAGGCATGCATTGAAACTATGAAATCATAACTGGATAAGGAGATTGAAAAGCTATGAGCTTACTTGCAGATTTAAATCTCATACTGGCTCCCTTTGATATCCCTGTGGAAACAGGAGTGTTCTCTGATGTGCCTCCCGATGAATATCTGGTCATTACGCCTATGTCAGATAGACTGGATCTCTTTGCGGATAACGAGGCCTATATGATTGTTTCAGAGGCAAGACTTTCCCTTTTTACAAAGAAGAATTATAACAAACGTAAAAAGGAACTGACAAAAGCCCTGCAATCTGGAGGGATAACTATAACGGATAGGCAGTATGTGGGTTATGAGAATGATACAAAATTTCATCATTACGCCATTGACGTAATGAAAGAATATGAAACGGAGGAAGAATAAATGGCAACTATCGGATTGGATTCTCTATATTATGCCAAGATCACAGAAGATCAAAACGGCATTGAAACCTATGGCACACCAAAGGTGCTGGCTAAAGCCATGACTGCAGAACTGAGTATTGAGCTTATTGAAGCCATTCTTTATGCAGATGACGGTGCCAGCGAAGTGGTCAAAGAATTTAAAAGTGGCGCTTTAAGTTTAGGAATTGATGATATTGGTTCACTTGTAGCTCAGGATTTAACCGGCTGCAAAATTGACAGCAACAATGTGGTGGTTTCAAGAAGTGAAGATGGTGGCAGCCCTGTTGCAGTTGGGTTTCGCGCCAAGAAGGCCAATGGAAAGTATCGCTACTTTTGGCTCTACAGGGTTATCTTCTCTGTTCCCGCCACAAGCCTTGCCACCAAAGGCGACTCCATTACTTTTAGCAGTCCCACCATAGA